CGATCAGGCCTCGGTACTTTTCAGGATTGGCTTCGTAATCCTCTGTTGTACATTTACTACCATTTTCTCTATAAGTGCAGGTGATCATAGAATATGCAACCGATTGATTTGATTGATAACACTCTACCAAACTTATAAGATTCTCAGTTTAAAACCATATGCACAATGTGACGTATATCTTACGTTTTATAAACTATTTCATTAGTATTAAAACAATCCGAATACATTGTTTTTCCCATCTTGTTCAAGGCCTTTGATCTGATGGTGTTTTGGCTCCCCACCAAACAATAAGATATACAACTTCCGGTCTTGATACGTCCCCACTACATAGTGGTCTTTCTGTATAACGTACTCGATAGTTTCTGCTTCCTCATCGGTACATAGGTATTTAATATCGACCAGCTTCACCCACTTCAAACCGATCACATTCTCTGCTTCTATAAAACCACCAAATGGCGCCGTAAAGCGATTACCTAGCTTCAAAAGCGCATCAATCACCCCTTGGTTCTTCTTACTTACCCCAATGGGACCATCACTGTTGATTTTGAAATGACTGTAGCCAGCAGTCACATGAATTGAATGATACATAGTAAAAACCTATTAACTTTCTTAGCACTTTGAGAGAGGTGTCTAACCTGTGCTTTTTGTCCGATATAAAACATTGTTCTACGTTTTAGCTCGATTTATACTGTTTTTATATACAGTTATTTTAGGCTTTATTATGTCTATCCGCAATTTAAAAGATGGCTCTACCAAACCTTGGATCTGCGAATGCTACCCAAACGGACGAACGGGTAAGCGCGTTCGTAAAAAGTTCACGACTAAGGGTGAAGCCAAGGCTTTTGAGCTTCACACAATGAAAGAGATTGACGATAAGCCCTGGATGGGAGACAAACCAGATCATCGAAGACTGTCTCAACTTATTGAGCTTTGGTACTCGCACTATGGTGCAACCCTTGCCAATGGCAGTGTCATTCATAGTAAGTTTCTAAGAATGGCTAACGCGATGGGTAACCCTGTCGCGACCGTTTTCGTTGCAAAAACATACTCTGAATTCAGAAGTAACCGAATGAGTGGGCAAATTAGCTTTGTTGATGCGCGCTGGCAAAAAGGGGCACCTAGTATCGCAACGCTAAATTCTGAACTCGCTCGATTTAAGGCAATGTTCAGCAAGTTAAAAGAGATTGGGGAGTGGAAAGGACCGAACCCATTGGAAGATGTGAAGCCATTTAAAGATCACGAACGCACTATGTCTTTTCTTCATAAAGAGCACATTACTTTGTTACTTGAGCATGTGTCTAAACACAGCCGAACAGATATGCAGAAAATTGTGAAGCTATGCCTAGCCACTGGAGCTCGCTGGAATGAAGCTGCTCAGCTGAAAGGTGCTCAGTTAAGCAAATATAAGGTTACGTTCACCAACACCAAGACTAAGAAGAATCGCTCTGTACCCATCTCTGAAGGGCTTTACAACGAGATATACAAACCAACATCAGGAAAGCTATTTGAAGAGTGCTATACACCTTTCTGCTACATATTAAAGAATAAACTGGGCATCACCCTGCCCTCAGGGCAAGCTTCTCATGTTTTGCGTCATTCGTTCGCAAGTCACTTTATGATGAATGGCGGCAATATTTTAGTGCTAAGGGACATTCTAGGCCACGCAGATATCAGCATGACAATGCGCTATGCCCACTTCGCACCTGATCACCTATCTGAAGCAATTATCCATAACCCTCTTTCTAACCTGTAACCTGTCGCCACAAAATTTTTTGCTCGGCTGTCGCCACTTTGTCGCCACTTGCCAAATTTCAGGTAAAAAAAGAGCCACTCTAAAGTGGCTCAATTCTTAAAATTTTAAACAAGCGTTTTAAACGTTACTCTTTACCGAATACGTTGTTTTCTTGCTCTTGTACACGGATGAAAGTCGTACGCTTAGTTAGCTCTTTAAGCTTTGCTGCGCCTACGTATGTACAAGTTGAACGTACACCACCAAGGATGTCAGAAATTGTGTAATGAACAGAACCACGGTATGGAAGTAAAACAGTTTTACCTTCCGCAGCACGGTACTTAGCAACACCACCTGAGTGCTTGTCCATAGCCGACTGTGAAGACATGCCGTAGAACTTAACAAAAACAAACAACACTATAATAAAATCAACAATTTAACCAGATTTCAATGTACATAAAAACAGTAATAAGTGGCGATTTATACCCATAAATAACGCTGTTTTACAATGAATGCCGCCATTTTTGCCGCCACTTTTGCGAGCGAACCAGTCCCCATAACCTTACTTAGCATTTACACAGCAAATGTATTGAATGTAAATTATCTATAACCCAAACGCCTTGGCTTGCTGCGTCTGGATAGGTCAAGTTCGGGGGGAACTTGGCCGCCTTATTGTCAATACGGGCTATGTGCTCGATACTTTTCTAATACTAGCCTTACGTTTTCCCATAGCTCTTCGATATCTCGATACTCTAAGTAAAAACCGCTATCAATAAACTCAGCACCGCTTAAAGAAAACTACGGTGAGACTACTGTACTTTCAAAAACGCCAATCGAGGCTGCACATAAAAAACTAGTAAAATGCTGGCGTCTATGCGCCGGAAGTAACAAAGTGGAAGATCGGTATCAAATGTTTAATAGCGTTACATATCATGTAGAATATGCATTCCTTTACACTCAATTGCACACTCCATGAAACTTTCACATAGCTTATTTTATCTTCTGGCTGGCATCATAGGCGTTTACCTCGGTTACTCCCTCTTACCAATAACCGATGCCCTTCTATTCAACAACCTCGAAACTGGTGATTTGGCAACATGGTTTGCTGCATCAGGTACTATTCTTACTCTTGGATTCTTAATTAATCAACACACCCAACTTCGTGCAGAGCAAAGAAAAGAGAAAGAAGAACGGAAAATTGAAGAAGCAAAGCAACGAAAGGAATTAGCTGAAGAACGAAAAAAACGTGAAGAACATGAACAAAAGCAGCAAGAAATGTGGGCTTCACAAGAAAAAATGTTCACGTTTCAAAAATATCAAAACCATAAATCTTTATTGTTAGAATTATTAAGAGAACTTGAAAGCCAGCACTCCGTAACATTTAGTGATAAATCAAAGTTTTATCGAAAAATATTCATCAAGAACAATAGTGAGTATTGTGATGTAAAAATCTCATTGCGGAGCCTCGACTTTGGGTTTAGCCAGTTGGGCTTGCTCGAAATCATTTATCAAGACCTCAAAAAACATTTTTTGAACTTCAAAGATATGCAGTTATCCCCTGTGGCATCGTTAGAGGCCGACATCACAGGTAAAATTTTTGATCAATATCTCACTAAGCTTTACCAATTCTCCCAAGCTCTACATGTTGACCTGAATATGCCCGCGGCCATAGGAAATGTGCATCTTCTTGATAAACCGAATAGTTCCATCTCCAATATTTTTGTTACAGAACGTTCCTTTAAAACTCTAGAAGCCATTTACATTAGTATTTCACATTTTTGTGGTAACGAATTAAAAGAGTTCAAGGATTTAAGTTCAACTGGTTTATCTTTGGCCAAAATCTATCATCTCTTTGATAATGCTCATCACCACTATTTCGAATCTCAATTAACCGGGCTAGAAGATGAACTTAATTTATTATGGGAATACCTATTACTACTTTCACATGATGACATTGTCGAAAGTACCGAGAGTGATAGGGATATAATTATTACTTTTTTCAATGACTCAGAAAACTATGGGCTATGTGAAAAAAATCTAGCTCATTTACCTACGGTTTTACAGACATTATATGAAAGCAATAAAGATACTCAATTAGATAATGGATTGATTGAATTAAACCAAAGATGCAAAAACTCTCTTGTAGAGTTTGGGGTTAATTTGTGACATCACATACATTGATATCTGCAATTTCATGTGTTGATCTACTTTTTAAACGTACAACTTGATTAAAAAACCATTAATTACTATAAATCAACAACTTAATTTCAAATCAACGTTTATTGGAACAGTAATCAATGGCGATTTATACCCATGAATAACGTTGTTTTACAATGAATACCGCCATTTCCCCCGCTACTGTTTGCGAGCTAGTTAATACCCTCACCTTCATTGAGTATTTACACAGCAAGTACATAATGTGTAAGTTATTAACCGACACCTTACCCAAACGCCTTTGCTTGCTGCGTCTGGATAGGTCAAGTTAGGGGGGGGGGGAACTTGGCCGCCCCTTTGTTAATACTAGCAATGCGTTTTGTCACTGCTTTAGCGTTACCTCTTTCCATAGCCCTCCTTCGCAACAGTAGTTTTTTAACTAGGTCACGTTATAACTTCCTGTTGAGCTGCCACCTGTCACTTCCACTTGAGCGTTCTGCAAGATCTCATCTACTACAGCATTCGCAATGGCTTCAGCCATCATGCCAGCCATTGCAAATTCACCATCAAGCACGAAGCCTTTGGCTTTCAGTTCTGTTTCTATCTTTTGCTTTAATGAGCCTTTGCTTATTGCCATTATTACTTACCTGCGTAAACGGTTGTTGATACATCCACATGCGGTTTACCCATAAACGGGCAGATACTTGCGCCAGTACAAACGCCTTTGCCACCATTGAACTTTATTGTGTCGGCATCTTCTGTGATGATCTTGGCTTTGATGGTTCTTTTGCCTTTGACGGTTTCCGCGTGGTCACCATCAATTTCGGTTAAACGGTTTTCCAGTACTTTGATACGTTGGTTAAGACATTCCAATTTGTCGTCTTTATCCGTCTTGCGCTCAAAGTTTCCATCTTGGTCTACTAATTGGTAAACACCTTTCCGTTGTTGGTATCGGCTTTCACCTTCTTTGATACCTGGTAACTTAAATCCAAGCGGAAGAACGCAACGAATAAAAGGTTTGTCCGGCTGTCCGAACATAAACCCTAACTCAACAATACTGCCAATTGCAGGTGGTTCTAGTCGGCCAGCATGATCACCAAGACCTGGAACCGGAAGTGGCACCGCCTGCAGTGGTGGTTTGTCTTCGTATTCCATGCCCTTTTCATCGAGTAGCTGAACATCTACAGCGTAGTGAGGATAAAAGCGATCAGACAAGTCCCCTTCTTCTGGTAGTTCTGGCAATGCAACCACCTTGCCCCATCTAGGCAAATGCCACTGCCCTGTGAATTCAGGGAACAAACGGAAGATAATGCGCTTAATTACATTTACATCCATGTGAGCTTTGCCTCCGTTCCTTCAAACTCTACACCCACTAATCGAAGTCCATTCACAACAACACCTGGTTTGAGTCTTGGAATAGCCGGTATCTTTACTGACTTGTTTGCCGTGTGGTTAGTCATGAGTTCATTAGGTATGGTGATAGGCTTATCAGCCCAGTGAGAATCTTTCCAGCTACCAACAAATATTTGACCGTTTCCTTGTTGTTGCCAAAACAAATCGTCAATGCTGAACGCTTGAGCTAATTCGTCTATGACTCGATAGCCGTTGCCATCACTATAAAAGCAAGGGATAGCGGTTTTGCTGTAAGCCTTTTCTGGTACCACAAATTGAAGTCCCGTTTTATTGGTGACTTCGCTTAGCAGCTGCATGAGTGTTGGGTGACGCATGATGATGTTAAGTGGCTTGTAAAGTATTGCCGCTAACTCACGGCAAAAGACTGTAGACCAACCTTTTTCGGCAGGTTGCACCCGTTCGATGTAACCCAGAAAGACTCGCGTAATATCATCGCCCCAACCTAAGTCTACGGCGATGATGGTATTTGGCTCTGGATTACCTTCAACAGTGAGATCACAACGACCTGGTGTATTTTTATCAAATACTACTCTGTGGCTTTTTATCTTGGCTTTATCTTTACCAAGGTAAGCGCGACTAAGAAATCTATTATTTGCACTCATAAATCACCATTAGATCAGAGCTTTTTACTCTCGTTTAGTACTTTCTGAAAACCTGCTAACTCAACTTCCGTACCTGGCGGAACATCGTCACTTTGTCCGGCTTCTACAGGTGTATTCACCCCTTGCACTTTTTGCTGTGCTGCGGGTTTATCCGGTTGGCGTTGTTCCACTCGTTCTGGTACCGATAGATGCTCGATAAGTTCAAATGAAACGCTCCATTGCCGATGAGTATCTTGCTCATCGGCACGAATTGCGCCTTGAAATTTAGCTTGACGAATTTTCATGGCTTCTGCCGTTTTGTTACTGATACGGTAGATATGTCGAGAGCCATTTTCTAACGCTTCAGCCATACTAAACAGATTGGTAAGAAGTTGGCTCTTACTGAACGGGATCACACCTTTTATGGTTAGAATCTTACCCTTAGTGCCTGTTTCTGCTTGGTCGGTAGCCGAAGTTTGGCCGGACATGTCCTGTCCGGCTAATTGTTGACGAACGCTAATGCGTAGATTCTTTAATGGGAGTTGAGAGCCGTCGAGAGTTAGCATTAGGCTTGTACCACTAATTGAGGTAACGGAATTCGCTCTTTAATCTCTACAACTTTATCCAACCATTTTTGCTTATATTGGTCAGCATCTGGATTGCCCCTTTCCTCTTCATATTTCCATTGGTTACGAAGTGGATCAGACTCTTCTGCATAAGCTTTCTTTCGAAGGATTACAGCTTCATCATATTGCACTTGATGAATGATATTTACTTTATTCTCATCAGGAATATCAAGCGCTTTCCAAGCATTACTTGTTGTCTCGAAATTTAGATATTGCTTACCTTGCCATTTAAAACTGATATTCATTATTACGACCCTATCATGTAGGAACCTTTGGCTC